GTCCCGTTTTCTGTTGGATTCGTAGAACGTATAGTGGAGAACCACGGGGCTTTTAATCCGCTTCAGCCGTGCCTTTCGGATGGCATTGATTATCATTATCTCGCATGAATGCTTCATGCTGTTTCCGGCGGAGTGACCCCGCCGCCCCCGGATCGTTGATCTTTCAGCGGCGAGATACTCATTCAGGCTTGGCAGCCTTCCGTATATCGTGAACTTCATATCATCCGAACAATGCACGCTCAGCCTCATCGGCCTCGTTAATCTCCTGTCTCTGTTCCGGAGCCTGTTCCGGCTCTCTCTCGATCACTGTTCCAGGTACTACAACCGGTGCTTCCGGAAGTTTCTCAGAATCAATCGTGTTGATTTCCTCCGCGCCATACAAGCCGCCCATGTCTTCCGGGAAGGCTTCACGCAGTGCCTGCAACAGCGCAACTTTCCGGATCATCGTTGCCGGCTTGGTGGCCCACATTCCGTTCAGGCTTCCATCCGATTTGCGGCCTGCGTATTCATTGAATGGCACGCTGATATAGGTCGGAACCGCAAGGCCGGTGATGTAGACCCTTGCCCATCCGCCCACAAGCTCCTGCCCCTTTACAAAGACAGTGCCGGGAACTTCCTTTACCTCTCCTGTTTCCAGATCCCTTACGATGATTCCGGCTTCCGATCCCTGATAGTCGGGATTCCTGCGCGCACGCTTCATGAAGGTTTCCTTTCCCACCACAAGCGTTGCGGGGGAGTGGTCGCCATATTTGATGCAGTACGCTTCCCGAAGGAATGGATTGAGGTGCTGTGTTCTGCACATCTGCAGGAACATGAATACTTCCTGATCTGTTACGGCTCCACTGCCGGATACCAAGTATCTCTTCACGATATCGGGGCTGAGTCGGATTTCTTCGTTTCCCGCCATATAGGTGACGATTCCGTCACCCTGTGCCGTGCTGCCTGCTCTCATTAAGCTGTTATTTACTGCCATCTTTTTTCCCTCCTTAGATTCTTTCCAGTTTGATTCCGTTTGCCCTGCAGAAGTCCCCGAGGGCCTTAGCCTGTTCCAGTGTTACCTGAACTCTGAAGGTGAAATCATATCGCTTCGCTTCCTGCTTTTCTGCCTTCGTTTCGAGGTTTTCCTGCTTCTGCTCTTCTCTCCGGGGAGTTGTGGGCTGATTTTTTGCGGCCTCTTCAGCCGCCGCTTTTCTTTCCTGAATCTGCCCGTACTCTGTCACCTTTTCCATCGCCGTCTGGATGCTCAGGCTATTCTCATAAAAGTGCACCGCCTCTTCGCTATACTTCGGAAGGCTACGCATTGCCTTTAAGTCATTTTCAATCCCGGTTCGGATCTCTTCCAGTTCTTTGCGGATGATCGGAATCGAAACGGACGCATTCAGCCAGTTTTTTCGGAAGATCCTGTCGAGCGTTACAAACTCAGGAAATTGTGCCTCAGCGAATGCCGCTTCAATCTTTTCCATTTTTGCCTTCTGCTTGATCTCCTTCAACTCCACCAGCTGTCTGTCAAGCCCCTCGATTGCAGCGTCAATCGGTGCTTCCACATCCTTTACCTCTGCCTCGAATTTCTTCAGCGGCTCCTGGATCTTGGCTTTTACCTCTTTCCGTGCCGTCTCGATTGCAGTTCTCAGTTTGTTCAACTGCGCTCGTGTTTCTTTGCAGTCCTTTTCAGTTTCGGGTGTAACAGTCAGATTCTGGTAAATCGTGACTGCCGCAGCGATTTCCTGTTTCAGCTGTTCGTAATTCCAGATTACGCTCGGGAATCGCTGTTCCGGCTTAGGGCTTACGATCTTCAATTCAAACATTCATCTCTCTCCTTTCCGTTGGCCTCTTCATCTGTGTTTATATTATATACCATACGGTGTATTTTGCAACCCCAAAACGGAGTTATTTTATATTTTCAGGAAATTTATTTACATTCAGATCGGTGGGAGAATCCGCGCCGGCTCTATATCACCTTTTAAGCTCTCGCAAAACCTCTCCCCGGCATCACGCAGCATTTCAATTTCCCGCTCCACGCTCTCCGTCCGTTCGATGCTGTACTGTCTGATCTGCTCTTCGATAGTCCCTGTATGATATCCAAGCCGCAGAAGCGCCTGAACCCACACAAATTGGGCGTCGGTGAGCATCATGTACCACAGCACCTGGCAGTAATAATTGTCCGGAATGCTGTTGTTCCATTTTCCGACATTCCCGAAAATCAATGCGGTCTTGATTTCCAATATGCCCAGCTGCCCATCCTTCTCGATCCATCCGTCCAGCGATGCGTGTGCACCAGGATAGTCATCATTTAGAACGATGTTGTTCGGCTCGTAATACACTTTCAACTCCGGGTGGTCCAGTTTAAAAAGCTCACGCAGAGCCGGCTCTGCATCTGTTCCGTATCGCACCGCCGGATTATCTGAAATATCCTCAGGCTCAATCAACCCTTTCTTTTCTCGCCACAATTCCACATTGGATTTGTATGGATTAAGCCCCAGAAGGCAGGCGGCATCCGACCCGCCGATGGTGTTTCCTCTTGCCTTCAGCCATTCTTCCCGGCTTTTAAGGATCTGCATTCCCTTGATCATTTTTCCCTCCCCGTTACGAGATATCCGACCTGCTCCGGAGTAAGCCCCGCTGCTTTGACGATCACAAAGAATCTCCCGAGGGACATCTTTTCAGGATCCCGTGCGTACCTTCTTAACGTGCATTCTGATATGCCGGTGTCCTGCTCCAGATTTCTGAAGTTCGGCCTCGTCGTTCGCGATACCCCGAACAATAGCCTCTGCGTTCTTTCTTTCTCTTTTTTCTGCATTCTTCATTTTCCCCATTGCAATGACTGCCACTTCCAAATCTCCTAATGCCGACCACATGGATACAGCAACCACAGTAGATATAACCGCCAGCTTTCCGCCGGATACTCCCCAAAATCCCGTTACGGCAAGCAGAACCGCCGATTCCGCAGCAATGATCGTGTTGAGCAGCAACATCACATCTTTCGTTTTCATTCCTCTTTTTCCCCCTTCAATACACTCTCAACAATTACATCATCCTTCGAGTTGAAAACCCGCACGGACTCCGGATCAATATCCAGCGCATTGCAAAGATCGACTAGCGACCCAATCCTGATCCTTGCAGGGCATCGTTCCCAGTCTGTATATGTTTTTGCACTGATCCCCAGCCGCTTCGCCACCTGCACGCATGTAAGATCTTTCAATCTTCGCCATTCTCTTATTGTGTGTTTCTCAATCAATACTTATTCCTCCTATTCTCCCCGTTGCGGGGCATCTAGTGGAATTATACTCCATTTAGGAGATTTGTAAATAAAAAACTTCGCATTTTATGTACTTTTTTGCCATTGACTCTCCTCTTTGTGGTATTTTGGACTCAGGAGAAGCATATCCGAAAGGGGGATTGTTATGGCATCAATAGGTGAGAACATAAGAAAATACAGGATTTTAAGAAATCTGACACAGAAGGAACTTGCGACGGAGATTGGAAAGGACGCGCGAACCATCTCGAATTGGGAACGGGGCACACGTGATCCGAGCATGAGCAACATTTATGAAATGGCACGTGCTCTGAACATCTCAGCCGGGGAGCTTACATGCCCAGAGTTCACAGCGGACCGGGCTTTCAATTATGTGCATCATGGTCCGGATATGGCTCCAGAAATTATCAGCGGGGATTCGCTGAGCGTTCTGCCGATGAAAGAGTATCAGCACGGAGATATTGTCATTGTGTCGGTGAACGGCGCACCGGACATCTGCCGGCGTTTACTCGTTGCAGACGGCACGAGCATTCTGACCTGCAATGTTTCAGGGAAGCCTCCGATCCTGGTTGATGACAACGTTGTGATTAAGGGAAAAGTGATTCGCCTGATTCGTGAGTACATCAAAAGCGTTTGAACATATAGTTTTCACTATACTTATTACTATAGTTCTTATTATTACTATTACTATAATTAAGGTTTTGTTTTTGTAAAACCTATGGTTTTCTAATTTAAAAACCATAGGTTTTACTAATAAGAAAGGTATGGTTTTATGCCAACAGCAAGAAAAACGAAATCAGGGAAATGGCGCTGCCAGGCATTCGATTACGTTGAGAAGATAGACGGGAAAAAGAAATATCACCATAGGTCTTTTACGGCTTCGACCAAGTACGAGGCGGAGCGGTTGGCGAACGAATTCCTCCGAAACAAAAACCGGCAGTCATCCGAACTTAAACTGTCCGAGGCAATGCAGAAATATATCGACATCAAGAAGAACACGCTCTCCCCTTCAACAGTACGAGGCTATAACATCCTGCGCCGAAACGCATATGATGCGCTGAATGACAGACGCATCAACACACTTACCACAGAAGATTTGCAGGCGTTTGTAAATGACTACGCTGTAGAGCATAGTGCAAAGTCCTGCGCCAATGCGCTTGGCTTTCTGACAGCTGTTATAACCGCGTTTATCCCGGATGCGGTATTTCGTGTGCGGATCCCGCAGAAGAAGGTAATTGACTATTACACGCCTTCCGATGATGATATTAAGCGGCTCCTTGATGCAGTGAAGTATCCTCCCCTGTATCGGGCAATCCTTCTGTCTGCTTTTGGAACGCTACGGCGTTCAGAAGTGTGTGGGCTAAAGAAAGAAGACATTGACGGAGATGTGGTAACAATCCGAAGAGCAAGAATTGAATCAGACGATGGCTTTGTTGTGAAAGACTTCCTGAAGAACGATTCTTCGCACAGATCGATCATCTATCCGCAATTCGTGATAGACGCTCTGCAAGAATGCCAGGATGAGTATCTTGTAAATATGACACCGAGGCGGCTGGACGTCGCTTTTGCCAGGGCAAGAAAAAGGGCCGGCCTTCCCCACTTCCGCTTTCATGATCTCCGAGCATATAGCGTGTCCATTGCCCACGCCATCGGGATCCCCGACAGCTATTTGATGGAACGCGGTGGATGGAAGACGGACCACACTTTTAAGCAGATATACAGGCGGACAATCAGCAAGGAAAATGAGGAAATTTCCGCCAAATTAAATGATCATTTCGCAAAGTTGCACTCATAATTGCACTTTTCTCAAAAAGAAAAAGCCGGGAGCCTTGTGAAATCAAGACTCCCGGCACTGGAGATAGCGGGACTCGAACCCGCCACCCCATATTTTTCTGCTTTCCAGGCTGTACAGGATATCCACTATAACTGTTGGCTTTCCGCGCTTTCACAGGTGAATGGGGCCTGTCATTCCTGACCAAAAAAGTGCACTCTTTCGACAACAGTTGCACTCAAAAATGCACTTTTTTTACTGGACATCAGTCAGGAAATCATCAATCGCACAGCCCAGAACATCCGCAAGGGCTTTTGCCTTCCGCAGCGACGTTTTCCAGATCTGTTCCGGATCGCTTTCCAGCCGATAGATGTACGCTTGTGTGCTTCCGGACTTAGCTGCAATTTCCTGCTGTGTGAATCCAGCCATTCTCCGCAGCTGTCCGAATCGTGTAAGTTTTCCTGCTTCCTTAAGTCTCTCTGCCGCCTTTTGCTGATCTACTCTTCTTGTTGTTTTCATATAATCCCCCTTTCATAGGGTGATTATATCATATAGTGTGTATTTATAATAGCACCTGGATGAGCTTTTTGAAAGTGTCGTGAATTATGTTGTCAAATGTCTCTACTGTGCAGCCGATATGCATCTGAAGCCGGGCTATCATATGCATCAAGCTGTCGCGTTCCTCATCTGTAAGCTTTGGATCTTCTCCGATCTCAAGGACTGCCCTGTGAAGATCCATCACCGCATCATCCGCACACAGGTTGCCGGTTTTCCATCGGTAGACAATCGCATGCACAAGAGTGTTCCAGTCGCGCATAGCGGCTCCCCGTTCCGGGGAGTCCGCCTTAAAAAAAACAGGTGTTGTGTTTGTTTCATCCATTGCCATCAGCTCAATCATTCTCTTCCCCTCCTCAAACAAAAGTGCAGACAACTGCGAACATTACCGTTGCGAATCCCGAAACAAGTAGGAATTCAAGCTCAATTTCAGATACCCAGCTTCTCAACAAGCTCATCATAGCGCCTCTCCTCCTTTTCTGTTAAATGGCCCGCTTTATGCTGCTTCAAGTTCAGCCAGTCGATCATCCGAATTGCCGGAACCTCTTCCGGCGTGAATCCCATCCCCAGGTACTCGCTCCATGTGTATACCTTGTATTTCCCGATCCCCATGTTCACACCGCCTTTCTGAATTCGAGGTATTCATTCGCAGCCTCGATGCTGATTGTTTCAGCTACAATGAAGTAGCCAAGCTCATCGGACTGAATCCCCGCATTATCATCGGAGATAGCAGCATCCGCCATCCTTTCCATCAGTTCCTCGTAATCTCTGTCGCTCAGGAACTCCCAGCGCCGCTTTTTAAAAAGCTCGTTGAACTGCCTGACGCCTTCTCTGTAAACTTCCATGTTTAACATTTCCATTCCCCCTTTTTCTTGGTGGCCTGCTTAATTAGAAGTTCAGGCGGATGTCTGTGGGCTTTATCATGTTGGCAACCGCGTTATATACGGCTGTTACATAGCAGCCATTCTTCAGCTTCTTCATGGTGAAGTCATAAGCTTCATCCCTTGTCCGAGCCTTGATGTATGCTCGGTGGGTTTCCCTGCTTCTGTCTCTCCAGTAAACTTCAAACGTTTTATATCCAATGCTCTAATCCCCCATTGGTGCTTGCCTCTTCAACTGTATTTATTATATATCATAATATATATTTAATCAACCCCGAATAGCAGATTTTGCAAAAAAACAGGAAAGATGTTTCCATCTCTCCTGTTTGATTCTGTGTGCTTTTCACCGTAGATTTCGGTTATCTGAAGTAATACAGATCTCCATCATCATCTTCGTACTCATCCCACCAATCAGCCGGATCGGAAGGATCTCCGTGGCACACTTCGTAGCCTGTTCCATGCATGCCGTTTTTATCAAACGGCATTGTTTCCAGTTCCCTTCTTCCAGTTTCTTTCATCTTCGTTCCCTTCTGCCTCTGTGGCTTGAAATCAATGCAGCGTGCCATCGAACAGGTAAACCCGATCACTCAGCCTGTCATCCAGGGCAACCTCATCCCGGTTGATCGTTCTAACCATCGCCTCAAGCTCCGTGCGGTCGATCCCCTCGGATACAGGGACCACAAGGACCTCGTGAATCGACGATGGAAGAATGTAAAAGTCTCCGACCTTTTTCCAGATCTTTTCGAGTATGGTGTCGCAGTAAATGACACCCGCTCCTTCCATCCCGCCTCGTGTTGTCAGCACCGTTACCGGTGATCCATCTGGCTCCCATTCATCAACCGGAACACCTCCGTCTTCCAAAATATCGATCAAGGATCCGAGTATCGCAGACCGTTCCGTGTTGGCGATTGCGTTCCGCAGGTCATCCTCCGTATAGGTTCCCATAAAAACAGTAGCCCCTTGAAGAGTCCCGCCGATGTAGAAATTCAAATCATAGCGTTCAATCGGCGTGAGATTGTTTTTTCTATTCTCACGCCCTCTGACCACGATCTTCAGGTTATCCTTGGTCAGTGCGCCGATTGCCATATTCAGCATCGATGCATAACCAGGGAAGTTCTCCTCGTTTACTTTTATTGTCTGCCTCATGCTCAACTCCTTCTGCCCTCGTGACCTCCGGGGCGGGCTGTGTCATTTTTTCAGTTCCGCAGTCTGATTGCAATACCCCAAATCACCGGTAAAATTAAAGCGCTTCATTTCCTGCTTTATCACCTCTGAATCGGTTACAAAAAAAGGGCAGTCGGTAAGTTCAATTTTATAGTGTTCACTTATTGTAGTAGTTCCCTTTTTGTGGCACCCGACGTGTGCAAAATAGATAGTATGCCCCACTATGCAGATGCTTTCCGGGTCAATGTTTCGATAAAGTTTTGCGCGTTCCTGTCTGCTATCTTTATCAACCCATGTTCTTAATACGTCCATGTAAAATCCTCCTATGCCCTCGTAACCTCCGGGGCGGGCTGATTATCATTCTCCAATAATCTCGTGGATTCTCTTGTGCAGCTCCCTTCCTTTCCATGGGGCTTGCCCCCACCCTCAAGTGATCAACCTCTTCAGTTATGCTTATTATATACTATGATATATATTTAATCAACTCCTAATTGAAGATTTTCTCTTACAGATAGAAATATTTTTCCTGTTTGAAGATAAGAAAAAAGCGGTCTCCGTCGAAACCGCTTTTCCCCCATGTATCATGAAGAAAGGAACCCAAAGATGAAAACAGATGCTTTGCCCTAATTCCTTTATAGCAACTCTGTTCCAATCTGTCAAGCTTTCTCCCCGTTCTGGAGTGTTTTTGGTTTGGATCCGATGGATACTTCTGCCTCAAAAGTTCAGTTATTCGCTTTCCATTGCATCCATCGTGTCCCCCAATGCTTCAAACAGGAAATCCGTATCGAAGCCGAAGTCCTTATATCCGTCCAGGCATGTTTCAATGTAATACCTCGACGGAATCCCGCACCGCCTTGTCTCATCCATGATATACACGAATACTTTTCTCCGGGTGGTCCTGCCTCCCTGGTCCGGTTTTACCGGAAGCTCTATCTCTTTCTTGTAGTAAAACCGTGGATAGCCTTCGTATCGATCCAGCGCACATTCATCCCATTTTGTTACTTCCCACACAGCCACCGGAACCTTCCTGCCTTCGGACGGCTCAATCGTTAAATATGCCCCTGTGCCGCTCCCCTTAAATAGCAGTCGGTAGTTCGGGATCTCGCTCGTGCCGATGATCTTTGCTCCGGGGCAGCGATATGCCATCTGCTCAATATTCAAATTGCTTCCGTATGCAACATAATATCTTTTTTCCTTTTTCATTTGCTTCTCCTTTCTGTAAGGTGATACCCTTTCACCACCGAAAGCCCACCTTTCGGTGGGTTCGGTAGCAAAATGCTATCGCCTTTTAGGCGGCAGGTCTTCCGTGTCTGAAAGCTGCGTCTCCGTCAAGGTTCCTCGTGAGTATGTCCCGTGCTGTCTTGAACTCATCCCCGATGAATCCGAGCCGCAAGAGCCAGGTTCTCATCGCGTATTTGGGATTTTCAATCTGGGGCTGTGCAGGGCTTGCACTCCGTGCTTCCTTTGCCGCCTGGCTCAGTGCGAGGCAAAGCTGGATGAAGCTCTTCATCTTGCCTGCGTGAAGCCCGCCTCTGTATCTGCCGGTCGGGTTGTCGAACTGGAAAAGTCGGAACTCAATCGTGCCTTTTGTGAAGGTTGCGTGGTAGTTGAGCATGTGATATCGGCTCTGGTTATAATGCTGATCCCTGCCGTAATCCGCGTTCTGGCTCTTATACCAAATGTCTTTGAGCTTATCCATGGTGTCGGGCTTCTTTGTGTTCAGCTCGTTCAGGAATCTCGGGTCGACCGTCTTGCAGTAGTTCCCGATCCGTGCCGCATCAAGTTTCAGCGCCTTGATGAGCAACTGCTCTCTGCTTGCCATGATGTTTGCGAGGTTTCTCATGGTCTTGGGCGTGTGGCCATCCGCTCCGATATGGATGTGGATTCCGCAGGTGTGTGCCGGGTCGCTTTTTGCTCCCTTGTGGCGGAGCCTGCGGAGAAGCTCCTGCAGTGTATCGATGTCCTCGTAGTGAAGGATCGGTGTTACCAGCTCGCATCTCTGATCGTCGCGCCTTGCCTGAATGCTGCAGTCTCTCTGGAATTTCCACTCCCGGCCCTGTGCGTCCCATGCGCTCCATGTGCTGTAGCCGTTCCGTCTGGCTGTATCTTCGAAGCGGTTAGTTCCGAAAAAGTCAGCTGCTACAATCGATGCTCTTCTCCGGCTGATATCGTACATTTCAACCTCTGCTCCAATCGTCTGTTTCTTCATTTCATCTATATTCTTCATGGTGCAGCTCCTTTTCCTTTTTATGATCTTTCGGCTTGGCTGTCTGCTTTCTGGCTTTCGCGAACCCCCTCCGGCGCTTGGCTCGTCTGGAATCCTTACTCGCTTGTGTTGCAGCTCTTCTTTATGGTCTTATTATATACTATGGTGTGTATTTAGTCAATACAAATCGCATCGGTGCTGCGAAATATTTATTTTCATCTTTTATTGATATTTATATAAATGTACGCTATCATATAGACAATTAAAGAAGACAGCGCAAACAGGATGGAATGAAGATGAAGAAATATTGGTACGCCGTTCAGGAAAATAATAGTGATGGCTGGGGATACGGAAGTGAATCCCTGGAAGAAGCCAAGAAGATGGCTGCGGAGCTTGCCGAGAACGCTTACATCGCCGTGA